CCAGAAATCCGAAGTTGGCGCGTGTGTGTTGGCTCCTGGGAGCTAGCTTCCTGGCATTGCCTTCGAGCCGGGCTCGAAGCTAGCAACCGAGGGAGCTAATGCCCCGCAAATCCGGAAAAAAAAGCGGTGGCGTGTTGACTTGCCACCACCTAACCTCGAAAATACATGAGGGGTGCTAACGTGGATCGGGTGTGGAGCTTCTCGCGTGGCGTGTAGCTACCCCGCGATCCATGGCGATGGTATCCACCACAAACCGCCATGGTGTAGGCCAGCCCCACCACAGCCACAGCCCGAATATCATAGGGGTACAGGGTAGGGTAGGGTTTGAAAGTCGCCCACAGGCCACCTGGCGAGCTTCCTCTTGACATGTCAACAGTGGTGGAGCGCGCCAGGCGTGGGCGTTAAGCAAAAAAAAGCCCCACTGCGTTAACAGTGGGGCGGGTTGTTTCGATTATCGCAAACGGCAAGCATGGGGCTCACCCGCGATAGGGGATTGTTAGCTTGCTTCCTGCTCTGCTTCTGCTTTCGCTTTCGCTTCTGCTTTCGCTTCTGCTGCTTCCTCAATGGTCTTGATTGAATCAAGATAGGCGGTAATACCCTCAACTCCTTCCTTGGTGAACATGACGGGTTTGAAGTTGCCCACAGAAGGAGCAGTCTCAACCCATGAGCAAGCAGGGAATCCGCTATCTCGGATCTCCTTGCGGATACGGCTATGGGCCTTCTCCAATGTTTCGCCATCCTTCTGTGGGATAATCCCGGTTGAGATAGCAAAGTCCGCAAGGGACTGAGCGTTAACCCGGTTGTTACGTGCTTCGATAGGAGCAAGCAATCCACCATACTTAACGACCGTCCCTTTCCGAACTGTTACGACGGTAAGATCACCATTCTTTAGAATAGTGAAGTCCCCGTCAGTGCTAACAGTGTCGAACAGATCACCCGTTGTACGAACATCACAAGTGAACAGCGTACCAAGTAGGATCTTGAGGGTAGCGTCAAGGCGTGACACCTTAGCGCCACGGAGATCGTCAATGGTGAACTCAGGGAGATACTTGATGTACTTGTGGGTCTTGTTCCCTACCTTAGTACTTTCCACCGTCAGATCCTTGTTACGCGCGATCAAAACACGCGCTAACGCGCCATTCCGTTTAACGGTGTCAACCTTTCCCGTCTTAGCATTCTTCTTATTATGGGTCGATTGGATAAACAACTTGTCAAGTGTCGCGACGGTACAAGCGGGGAAGTAAACCCGTAGCTTCTGGAATACAGTCTCTCCTGTCCATTCTCCTTGCTCGTCAAGGATATCGACATCCATCCCCATGAGGAAGGAGTATTGCCCTTCGATCCATTCGGAATCAGGAACGCTACCATTGAGAAGGCGCTCAATGAGATAGGCGTCAACGTGGGTGGGTTGGGGGATCATCTTTCGGAGCAACCCCGCAAGGTGTTGAGCGCAAGGGTTGAGGTTGCTCTCAAGTCGAACGGTGTTAACGTCTTCAAGGGTGAGGGGTTGGGTACGTTGTGTCTCATTGACGGTGGTAGCGTCATCATTGACGGTGGTAGCGTCGGTTGTGGCGGTGTCGCTACCCTTGGCGACGGTGGTAGCGTCGGGGGTTGCGTTGTCGGTGGTAGCAGTTTGGTTAACTGCTTTCGGGGCGGTAACTACCTTTTCGGTTTTGGTGGTTACCTTTTGGGTTGTTTTGGTTTTCATTGTGTCTTCTCTGGTTTGCGGGTCAAGTGGCGATGATAGCTTTACTAACTTCGTAGTTCCCTTGGTTCCCGTATGGGCGGGTCCAGTCTGGAATTAGACTTTTCCCACACCTAAATTACCATAATCGGAATGGGGTTTGCTCATTTATTTTACACAATCGGTATAACGCCGAGATCCATAACCTACGGTACGGTAGGTTAGAGGGCGCAAATTACCCCATGAAAACACTGTACATCTGTTCAAAACAGGCTCGCAGTACATCGAATAGCCCCCATTGCAGTGTCAATACTTTGGGCGTTAGAATTGGGGTTTGCGGGGTAGCTTAGACGCCAATTTTGAACACTTGTACAGTGTCCGAAAATGGGGCTATTCGATGCACTGCGAACCAGGTCGGCTCGAAGGGGTGCTAACAGACCACAAAATAAACCGGACATGGCATGACCGGTTCAAACCGCGTGAATTTGTGAGCCTTGGCACTAACATCATTGAACGTCAAGAAAAGCGGACTCAAAATGTTAGCTTTTGGGGGCCAGCCAGCCTTCCCCCCGGATATTTTTTCTAAAATTACAGATCGAGTTACACTTACTGGATAACGTGTTAATATGGGTTGGGGGATTATCTTATGAGCAAGGTACATTACACATTTGGTGAAAGCCGCGAGATATATCGAGATGGTAATGGTTATCGTATGGAGCATTACCGGACTGCTTGTGGAGTTTGGATGCCGAATGAGGCTCATTACATGGTGTTTGCGAAGGATGATTGTGATTGCAAGCGATGTTTGGGAGTATTGGAGAGGTTGGAGCGTTCGGGAGTTAGCGAGCAGCGTTATGTTCGACGTAGGATGCGGAATGGTCGGGTGGGTGTATTTCTTCGTGATGGTAGCAGCGCCCCGTTGCCGGGTTCGGTTGTGGGTGGGGTTGGTGGTAGTGCCGGTAGTGGTGGAGCTGTAGGAGAGGTGATGACGAAGACACGAGGTGGTACGTTATGGAGGGAGCAAGATGATAAATAGTGTAGTGGCGTTATCTTCGCGTGTATTGCGTAACGTTATAGAGTTGGGTAGTGGTTTGTCGTATTGCGATGGTGGTTCGTGCCCTCCTATGTTGTATGTGGTGTCGGATAGTGGTGATTTGGTTGCGTATCATTTTGCGATGGAGAAGACGAAGTGGCCTTCGATAGTTCGCGGCATATCGTCTAAGATGGTTCGTGATGGTGTTCATCCGGTGGGTTGTTTTTTCATTTGCGAGACTTACATATTGGATTGCAGTGAGAGTGATGATTGGTATGGTAAGGCCGCGATGGCGTGGGCTATGGAGCATGGGCCGTTAAAGGGAAGTGCCTTTGATCATTTGTTGAAGGAGTATTTGTGTTCGTATACGGTTAGCGAGGCTGGGGACGCCTATCTTCAAAAGTCAGAGATAGATGTAGACAACGAGAATGATCGTCGTTTGTTTGGCGAGATAACGTGCATAAAGTTGGAGCATACGGATGGAAACATTCCGAAGACCTTGATGCAGTTGTTCGTTGGTGGCGAAGCGATAGATGAATAGGGGCATCTTGTTCAAGGTTGCGATATGGCGTGGCATATCTATCACAACGATGCTGTTAACTATCTGGATCTATACCGGAGACTTTTTCTCGGCTACTGGAATAACAGTGTTGGTTCAGATTGTGCAGACCATAGCTCATTTTATATTTGAGGTGTGGTGGGAGAACCATAAGCCGGGAAAGTAAGGGGAAAGCCGCTTTTGTGAGAGGTCTAGGTCGGAATGACCTATGTGTTGGAATGAATTCAGCGGCAAGTGAGTTTTAACCTACCCGAAACTTCCTGTCATGGTAGACATATCAAAAGCTACCCGATCATAGCAATCTGCAAGTCTATAGTGGTCGGCAGCAGAGCCCTCGTTCCACACAATTCGGCCCTTTTCTGGATTTACCACTCTAACAGGGGCTTTCATTTGATCAAGAAATCCCAAGACGCTAAAAACGTCGCTTGGAAATTGGTGCTTTTTGTCTCTTATCTCATCGAAAGTGGCGTCCATTATCTGTGTTCGGTCTACCGTTATGACCCTTTCTCGCCAATTCAGCTTCATTCCATAAGCCTGTTCGCCTACTCGTTGTGTGGGATAGAACCGGCACAACCAGATGTTTAGCCCTTTTAGTCTGCCCCAATCTCTGAGTTCTTGTGATTTTCTTATCTCTGGCATTGCGTCTATAACTACAGAGTCTACGTTGTAGCGTGTAATTATGTCTTTTAGCTCTCCAAACTTCCGCACAGTACAAACCAGAACAGTTTTGCGTCGAACTTCTCCCTCCTCATTCTTCACTGCGATAGAAACGACAACGTTAAGCAGTGTTCCAACATCTATACCTATGCTAACAATTTCTTTTTTATATTCTGGCCCACCACCGTAGTCTAATGTGTAAGTTTCACAGCAATTGCCAAGCATCTCCGATGAGATCCTTGCTCCGCTATGTTCAAAGCCAGTGCCAAGCACAGATGTATAAAACGTCGATAGTTTGTTTATGTCTGACTGAGCAGCTATCCACTCTTGGTATAGATTTGTTAGGTTTTGCGACAATATATCCAATCTTGAAAGGGTATAGCCGCGCCTATCTCTTGTCGGATACACTTGTACCCACTGACCTTCCGTTTGTCTTGGGAAAAGTCCGTGGCATTTAGAGCAGACGGGTTCTATTTTGCCCTTATAACTTTCTACTTTTGTCCATCGTAAGGCATCAATGGCTTCTTTGTCTCTTGGTATCCATAGACCGTCATCGTTTTTCTGTACGATATTTACGTCCCATTGAAGTGTCTGCCAATGATTGCACTTTGGACACTTTGTAAACCAATGAGATTGGTCACTTTTATCGAATAGTTCACAGATTCCTCTGTTTGGCAGCGTTGGGTTTCCGAGTCTATACATTCGTGGGTCTTTAGAGGCCCTGATTCGGTCCTTTGCCTTTGATAGATTCGCTTGTTCGCACTGGTCTATCTCGTCTACTATCATAGTATCTGCTGAGAATTCGACAAAATCACCTGTAGTATTTGAGCCCAGGAACAAAAGGGAGCCACTGCCAAATCTTTTCATTCGGTTGTTCCCAAGGTCTGTTTCCTTTGGAAGCATTGAACGATACTTTGAAGAACCGCTTAGTATTTTGTTTATCCGTTGCTTTACAAATCTGTCTCTAACAGAGAATGTTGGGAGAATATAGGCAACAATTTTACCTTCCCACCCAGCATGGTTGAGGGCGAGGATTATAAAGAGTTCGGAAAGCCCTGTTTGTACTGCTTTCCTTATGTCTGCCCCCTGTAGATTTGGTATCTCGGCATACAGTGGAGCCAGGTATGGCATATCCCTAAACGACATAGGCAAACCACGGGTATTCCTGTGGTGTAGCATGGCTTGGCCTATAACCGGATATTTGTCGATTACGTTTGCTAAACTACTGTGGTAGTTGTCAATCATTCTTCTTTTTTCTCTATTTCTTTTTCGGTTTCAAAAACTTCTATGTCTTCTTGCTCTTCGAGCCCTATCTTTTCATCAGCCGAAGATTCGTCATCTTTTAGTTGCTCATCGCTTACAGTATCATCATACACATCTTCCGTATCGGCAGTAATAGTTGCTATATTCCCGGTATATTCATGTGTTAGTTTGTCTGCGCCTAATACCGGCTTGAGTCCTAGTGTTTCTCTAACTTCATTTCGCGTCATAACACCGCTTTTAACGTATAGTTGATGCGTTGTAGCCAAGTTCCTTTGGTCTTCTGGAGTAAGTCTTTTTTCTCTGTCGAATTTAAACTCTATTAAGTTCGTTATCTCTGTATTTTGTACAAGAGATGTAAGAATTTGCCCATTTATTTTCCCTTGTAGCAGCTCTAAGATTGGAGTAACCAAGTGCGACGAGGCAACGTCCATCTGAACAACAGCGGTAGCTCGTGGTATAGATTCAGTCATACCCATTTCTACGGGCATAACTCCAAAAGCCCTGTAGATAGCTCGCCTAATCTGGTCGATAATCTCAATCATAGAGACATCTTTAGGGGTTCGTTTGAGTTCAATCCATTTCGCGCCTATCCCTGTGGGATCTGGTGTGGTCATAACTCTTATCTTATGGTCCTGACCCTTCAATCTTTGCATATCAGCACGTGCTTCTTCGGCAGCGCGACCCGCAATACCAGCTAGCACAAGTATCCCTGGCGGTATCTCGTCTGCATCCAGACTTATCATTGCGTGTTCATTCGCTCTCAACATAGCTATTACTTCGTTGATTATTGATTCTATAATGGGGTTTCCGCGTGGTTCCGCTGTATTCTTGAACAAACTAAGAAACATTATTTGGTTAGATATATTTTGGGAGTATTCTTTGATTCTGCCAAACTCATCTACTTGTGGAAAGATGGTTGATCCTCTTAATGGAACCAATTCTTGAAGAACGCCATTCTTCCCGTATGCTAATTCAAGCACCCCGGCATCCATAACCAATGTATCGGTTAAAAGTGCGGTCATCACTTCTTGCCACGTGTCCCCATTTTTGTTCGGCTGTTGTAAAAAGCGTGTCACCTGATCGCAAACCTTCA